CTGTCAGGCTATAACAAGCCAAAGCGCACACCAAAACACGCAACCAAGTCTCATGTCGTCCTGGCTAAAGAGGGCGACAAGGTAAAGCTGATCCGATATGGGCAGCAGGGTGTCTCTGGATCGCCTAAGAGAGAGGGCGAGAGCAAGGCTGCAGCTGCCAGGCGTAAGTCATTCAAGGCCCGTCACGCGAAGAATATCGCTAAGGGCAAAATGTCAGCGGCCTATTGGGCCAAAAAGTCAAAATGGTGAGGTGAGTTATGCCAATGGTAAAGGGTAAGAAATATCCATACACAGCTGAAGGCAAGAAGAAAGCAGCGGCTGCCAAGAAGAAGATGAAGGCGAAAGCCAAGCCTCGTGTCAGCAAACGATGAGATCCTCAACGCATTAACTAGGCATCAGATATTCGTTCTGAGATATGCGCGTGGGCGTGAGAAGGAGGCGGAGCAATTTATATTTCGCTTGCTCTCAGAGGTAGCAGGATCAATTAAAAGTGCTAGGACTGAGTACCAGCTCGGACGAGCACAAGAGCAGGCCCGAGACCTTTATCAATATATCGTGGCCATGCAGAGCGATAATCGCAGCCGAGAGTTCGAGGAGTGGCTGGACTTTGCCGAGTATGAGGCGCGATTTAATGGTGATCTGCTCAACAACGTCAGGATCGGCAGCTCTATCCCCACCAGGGGGCAGCTATACACAGCAATGAGCACCAGGCTGATAGATATACCGGGTTCGCCTGGATATCCTCTTATGCGGATGCTGGAGAGCTTTGATGACGGCACCATCAACCTGATATCACATCAGATCAGAGACGCATCAGCCCTAGGATATACAAACAGGGAGCTGGCAAAGCGCATCCAAGACCTTGCCCCGTCACTGGGGAGGCAGGCTGCCACAGTAGCCAGGACAGCCACTAATCACGTATCCACGCAGACTCGCACCCTGTCGATGCAAGAAAACGATGACGTGATTGATGGATATGAGTGGGTCGCAACACTAGATTCAAGGACAAGCCTGGTCTGCGCCGCTAGAGATGGTCAGATATATCGCGACTTTGACAAAGATCCGAAGCCGCCAGCTCACTTCAACTGTCGCTCAACGATCACAATGGTGGTGAATCCTGAGTATGACCTGGCTCAGATCAAAGGCATTCCAGAGGGAACCAGGCCAAACAGGGGCCCAGCAGGCCCCAAGAATTTGCCCGCATCCATCACGTTTGGTGATTGGCTGCACTCACAGCCCAGGCCGTTCCAGGAAAAGATCCTCGGAAAGACCAGGACGGAACTATTCCGTAAGGGTGAATTCACGCTCGACAAGTTTGTGGACAGCCAAGGCAATGTGTTGACGCTGCGAGAGCTAGGCATCGAGGATGCGACATTCAATACGCCGCCATCTATTACAGCGCCACCCATTCCAGCGCCGCCCATCAAAATAGATGATTTTGGCCTCGGGGCGATCAATGCGAGTGATATCTCAACTGACGATTTAGCTCTGTCACTTTCTAAGCTATCGCCTGAGCTGCGCCAGCTAGTGGCCAAGATGCCAAAGCCCAAGCGTATAACATCACCAAAAAACCCAGATGCAGCATATTATGAACCTTGGAGTAACAAGATTGTCCAGGGGACAGTCGATTTTGATCCTGTTTTCCGGCATGAGTACGGGCATCACATCGACCTGATGGTGGGTAAGCACCTGGATAACGTCGTATATAGCCAGGTCAAAGAGATATCCCAGAGTCGCCGATTTATTAGGGCCTTTGAGGCCGATCGTAAGGCCCTCGGATTGCAAAAGACCAAGGAGCGAGGCCCGATGCTCAATGAGATATTCCGAGAGCTGTATGAAAAGAAGCAGATCGAGCTAGAGCCTGGCGTATTCACGGACAAGTGGAAAGCCAAGGGCAACAATTACGGCATGATCTCGGATATCGTCGACGCCATGACACACGGGCATTGTTACTCGAAGCTCGGATGGTGGGGTCACGGAAAGGGCTACTACAAAAGAGTGCCAGCTCGGTATATGGAGACCTTCGCTAACTTCTTCGCCATCAGGAATGATCCAGCAGCCTGGGCGATCTGCCAGCGACGATTCCCACAACTGAGCCAGGTATTTGACGATCTGATCAAAGAGGCGCTCGGAATCTAGGAGGAGACACATGGACACAGCAGACATTATCAAAATGTACGTCGATAAATTTGGCGAGGAGCCGCAATTCAGCACCGCGAGCTGGATGCGCGACTATCCCGTCGAGCGAGTTTGGGCAGCCATCAAGACAGGCATCCCGATCAAAGAGACGCAACCACCAAAGGGCGTCTTAACATAACGCGGCAGAGCCGCATTAATCACTAGAGGTGAAATATGGAAATCGAAGGTATCGAGCTAAACGAAGAGCAGAAGGCGGCAATCGAGGCGCAACTGCAGGGAATGGTCGAGCAGCAGGTCGCTGGCCTCAAGAGTAAAAATGATCAGCTCCTGGCTGAGAAGAAGGCCAAGCAGCGTGAGGCTGAGGAGGCTCAGCAATTAGCTAAGCAGCAGGCCGAGGAAAAGGCAAAAGCCGAGAACGACTATAAGCAGCTATTTGAGGCGCAGAAGTCTGAGTCCGATAGATACCGCCAGGAGATGGAAAAAATGCAGCAGGAGCGCATACAGGCGCGCATTGATGCGGAATCTGGTAGAATTGCAAGTGGACTAACCAAGGACGTGGCTAAGGCCTCGCTCTTACAGCAACAAATAGGCCAGAGGCTGTCGTTTGTTGATGGTGAAATCCGAGTGCTGGATGATAGCGGTCAGCTGACTGTATCCACACTCAGTGATCTGACAAGCAGCATCAAGGAGCGACTTCCGTTCCTAGTTGATGGGAGTCAGGCAGCTGGCGGCGGCGCCGCACGTTCTGAAGGCAGGGCCCAAGAGCGATCAACTGAAATAAGCAGGGCCGAATTCGAGGCGATGAGTCATCAGCAGCGGGCTGAGTTCTTCGCATCGGGCGGTCAACTTTTCGATGATTAAGGAGGCCGACAATGGCTAACGTACTTACAGACCTAGCAGCTGATATCTATAAGGCTGCCGATGTCGTGGGCAGGGAGCTCGTCGGCTTCATCCCCGCGTCAACCATTAACGCAAACGGTTCAGATCGAGTGGCAAAGGGCGACACCGTCCGAGCTTCATTTACTCGTGCTGCGACTGCTGTCGATGTCACTGAGGCGATGACTATCCCCGAGGGCACCGATCAGACTGTCGACAACAAGACCCTGAGCATCAGCAACAGCCGCGCTGTTCAGATTCCATACACAGGTGAAGATGTACGTCACCTGAACAATGGTATCGGCTTCGAGACTGTTTACGGTGATCAGATCAAACAAGCTATGCGAACTCTTTGCAATGAGATCGAAGCTGATCTTGCTGAGGAGGCGTACAAGAATGCGTCGCGCGCATTTGGCACAGCTGGCACCACGCCATTTGCGTCAAACTTCAATGAAGTGGCTGAGATGCGTCAGATTCTGGTCGACAATGGTATGCCAACAAACGACGGCCAGTGCTCACTGGTTCTCGGCACTGTTGCAAGCACTAACCTCCGTCAACTGGCTCAACTGCAAAGCGTGAACCAGGCGGGCGGTTCTGACTTGCTCCGACAGGGCGTATTGCTTGACCTTCAAGGGATGGCTGTTCGCGAGTCAGCGCAGATTCAATCGCACACAAAAGGCACAGGCGCGTCTATCCTAGTGAACGGCGCTCTGGCTGTAGGCGATACATCTGTAGACGCTGATGGCGGATCAGGCACCATCCTGGCGGGTGATGTTGTCACTTTCGCAGCAGATTCGACCAACAAGTATGTGGTCGGAACAGCTCTGTCAGGCGGCGCTTTCGCTCTGAACCCAACTGGCGTCCGTACTGCTATTGCAGACAACAACGCCATCACTGTTGGAAACAGCTATACCGCAAACATGGCATTCCACCGCAACGCTCTCGAGCTGGCGGTGCGTGCTCCAGCGGTTCCAAACGGTGGCGATTCAGCTGATGACGCGATTGTGGTTCAAGATCCACACAGCGGCCTCGTATTTGAGGTACGTGTTTATCGCGGCTACCGCAAGTCGATGATCGAAGTTGCAGCAGCTTGGGGCGTTAAAGCATTCAAGCCAGACTTCATCGCGACATTGATGGGCTAATTAGCGCGGGGCCTTCGGGCCCCTTTTCCTTCTGGAGTTATTATGGCATTAGTAATCGAAACAGGGTCGCTGATATCTGGTGCGAACTCGTATGTGACCGTCGATAACTTCATCGCGTGGGCTGAGGCTCGCGGCATATCATTCACTCTCGATGATAGTTTGGTCGAGCAGAATATTCTGAGGGCGATGGATTACTTCGAGTCGCTCCACTTCCTGGGCATCAAGGCCGATGAGAATCAGGCACTGCAATGGCCACGGGATCGAGTTTATATAGATGGTTATTCGGTTGAGTCTGATGAGATTCCCAATGAGGTAAAGAGCGCCATTTATGAGCTAGTGAAGATCGAATTCGATGGCGACAGCCCTATCGGTACGCAAGAGCGTCAGACCGAATCTGAGCAGATCGGCGACATCAAGGTCGTTTATAGCAACAAGGCCATGATGAGAAAGCGAACGCCTGCATTTAGTCACGCAGTGCGAAAGCTAATCCATGGCGTCAACTACGTGTCACGTTCATGAGTTTTAATTACGCTCCATTGGCTAAGACGGCCACTAACCTTCTCGCAAAGTATGGACGAGGACTGACGTTCACGCGGACGTCAAAAGGAGCGTATGACCCTGCAACAGGCAAGACGTCTGATACGACGTCGACCTTCACTAAAAATTGCGTTTTGTTTGATTATCGCGACGCTGACATCAACGGCCAAACTATATTGGCAGGAGACAGGCGGGCCGTCGCAGAGGCCCACGCATACCAAGTTGGTGATACGGTCGCCATCGGATCAGACACATTTCGTGTGATCTCGGTCAGCAACAATCAGCCAGGAGATACCGCCCTGGTCAGCGAGCTGCAGATCCGAAAATGAGCAAGACATTCACAGCAGCGATTAAGGATTTTTCCGAGCTACCCGAGAAGGTCGTCCGAGGTACGCTTATCGGTATGGGCTCCAGGATCATCAAACAGTCACCAGTCGCTGATCCAAGCTCATGGAAACAGCCAGATCCTAGCCATGTCGGCGGTAGGTTTAGAGCTAATTGGCAATTCAGCATTGATGCGCCAGCGTCGGGAGCTGGGCAGGCTCCAGATCAATCAGCAGGCAATGCAAATGCACAGCTTTTAGCTAATGCGGGTAAGATGGTCGCGGGCAATACGTTCTACATGACGAATAATGTCCCATACGCCGAGCGACTAGAGTATGGATGGTCAGGGCAGGCGCCTAACGGAATTGTGCGAGTCGTTCTGAGTCAGTACAAAACATTCATCGAGGAGGCGGCCAAGAAATGACGGTATTTAACGATATCCAGGCAGCACTCGATACCAAGCTGGCCACGATTACAGGGACGCCCATCGCATTCCCTAATGTTCCATATACACCGCAGGCTGGGACGACCTACCTGCGAGCAGCATTCCTACCAGCAGACACGCTCCAGGCTTCCCTGGGTGGCTCTGGCAAGGATGAGACCAATGGTATTTACCAGGTCGACGTTGTAACGCCTCGGGGCTCAGGGAGACCGTCAGAGGTAGATACGGTGGCAGATACGTTCAAGCGAGGTACAGTTTTGACGTATAATAGCCAGAGCTTGCGAGTCCGATCGGTATCGATGGGGCCCGCTATTTTGGACGAGGAGTGGTATTTCATACCCGTCTCGATAGACTTCCAGACATATACTGAGGCCAGAACATGACATTCGCAAACGGTGCACAGCACAGCCTACACTATATCGCGGAGACCACGTATGGCACCACGCCGTCGACTCCCGGTTTTAAGCCAATTCCACACACAGGGACCACACTCAACGTATCCAAGGATGCGGTCGAGAGCGAGAAGCTGAGAGGCGATCGCCAGGTCGAGGACTTCCGTCACGGGAATAAAACCGTCGGCGGTGAGATCAGCTGTGAGCTGGAGTATGAATCCTTCGACGATCTGATCCAGGCTGCCCTGTGTGGCGCCTGGGCGTCAGACGTACTCAAGGCAGGTACGACTCGTCGCTCGTTTACCCTTCAGCGCAAGTTTGGCGACCTGGCCACGCCTGAGTTCCACACGTACAAGGGTTGCGAGATCAACTCAATGGCGCTATCGGTATCTCCTAATGCGATGGTCGGATGCACGTTTGGCGTCGTGGGCAAGGATTTGGCAATAGCCACATCAGCGATCACTGGCTCTACCTTTGCAGCTGATGCTGGCATGGTGCCATTTGATTCATTCACCGGATCAATCTCAGAGGGCGGAAGCTCAATCGCAACTGTCACATCTGTCGAGTTCACCCTGGAGAACGGCATCGAGCCATTGTTCTCGGTAGGCAGCCAGACCACTAATCGCCCATCAATCGGTCGATCTCGAGTGACTGGTACGCTCACCACGTACTTCGCGAGCAAAACTCTATATGAGAAGTTCTTAAACGAGACCACATCTAGCATCACGCTGACGCTGACTGACCTAGACGGCAACAGCTACGAGTTTGATTTCTCGAATGTGAAGTACAACAGCGGCCAGCCTGACGTATCGGGCGAGGGCGCGGTGACTATTGCGATGGATTTTGTGGCTCTGTACGACAGCACAGACACCTCACAGATCAAAATCACACGCTCTGACGCCTAATGGACTTCGCAGAGTTAGCTACAGCCCAGGCTCACGCCCAGGGTGCTGAGTGCAACATCACAAACCCACTCAACGGAGAGGCCACAGACGTGTTTATCACGATCATGGGTGCCGACTCCCGCGAGTGGCGTGCTGCTAAGAAGGCGCAGACGTCTCAGATACTGAAGGCGAAAAGCCAGGGCAAAGAGGATAGTCTTGATTTCGATAAGATGGATGTCGATGCCCTGGTCTCTGTCACTCTGGATTGGCGCGGCATTGTTAAGGATGGCGAGGAATATGAGTTCAGCAAAAAGAACGCCCGCGATCTTTACCAGGACGCTCCTGGCGTAGTCACACAGCTTCTCGAGTTCCTGGGCAATGGCGAAAATTTTATAAGCGGCTGACCGACGAGTTTGTGGCGTTTGGTCGGTGGTGTATGTGGATACACAGCATCCCTGATGGCTCTGACATCAGCCGATTTGAAACGCTGAAGCAGGTTGAGAAAACGACGGGCGTCACGCCGCCAGACCTCCTATCAGCACCAAAATTGAGCGCAGATCACGACGATGCGTGGAAAGCGTACACGTCGATGCCGACTCACTCATATGCGGAAATGGCAGCATATGAACAGCTCACGGGTGTAAAATTGGACCCTTGGGAAGTCAGCGCGATCATGGCGCTGAGTAAATATCGAGGAGCGCCGCCCGTATGGCCACTGAAGTCGGATCATTAACGCTAAAAGTCGACACGGCAGGTGTCAAAAAAGGCAAGGCGGACCTGGATAAGTTCAGCCAATCAGCCGCTGCTGTCGAGGAGGCAATCGAGGACATCGAGGAGGCAGCAAAAGACGCCCTGCCCCCACTGCAGCGGCTACCCGAAGCCGCAAGTGATGCCATTCCTAAAGGACTGCCAGACGCCGCAAACGATAGCGGAAACCGATTAGGGGATATGGGTCGAAAAGCGGGCATGGCTGGCATTCAGTTCGAGCAGCTGGCTGGTCAGATTGCCGCCGGTCAGAATCCCATGCGAGCGGTCGGCGTTCAGGCTGCTGACTTAGGCTTTGTCCTGGGAGTGCCCTTACTTGGTGCGATTGTCGGTATTGGTGCAGCGGTCGGCAGTGTATTAATCCCCGCCCTCATGGGTGCTGAGAAATCAGCCGACGATCTCGAGGAATCTCTCACAGACATCGGCAAAATCATGTCCGAGGATGCGGCTACTGGCGCGATGAAGCTCAGTGACTCATTCCTGAGACTTGCAAAAACCAGTCGTAACCTGGCGGAGATCGAGCTTCGAGTGAAGTATGTCGAGGCCATGCAAAATGCGACAGCCGCTCAACAGCTGATGATCGACAGCCTGGACGAGCTGAGCGTCACACACCTGACAGCGGGAAACATGGCGAGGGGTAACGAAACTCGCCTGAGAGCATATGCCGAAGAAATGGGCATATCCACACAGCAAGCTGATGATCTACGCAAGGCAATCGACGCGATGGCGGCTGGCAATGAGGGCGCAGCTGCGTCTGTCACGTCAATGATCAATGAGTTATTGCAGGTCGACGGCGTTACAGACAAGTTCGCCCAGATGGCTCTGCCTGTGCTCCAGGCGGCGATGACTATGAAGACCGCTGAGGAGCAGGCCGAATTCCTATCAAAAGCCCTGGCTGATATACCAGGTGCTATCCAGGAGGCATCAGAATCAAGCTCAGAGTACGCAAAGTCAGCCCAGGGCATGATTGCCGCCATGGAAGAAGAAGCGGCTACAGCGGGCCTCACAGGCCGTGCTCTCGCTATTCTCTCGGTAGTCAGGCAGGCCGAAGCCGAGGGGCTGGCTCCTGAGAAGATT